CTTGATGTCAATAGACTCAAAGATAAAATGATGCGACTCAAGATGCTTCAGAGTGAAGACTTTGGAAAAATAAAAATACCAAACTTTATTTTTGAGCAAACAGGAGATTTAAGTCTTAGAATAATATCTGAATATGTTAAAGGGCGATATGCTGATCGTGACGATATGATCATCATACAGAAATATGCAGTTGAACGTATTAATAAACCAAATGCTGAATATTCTTTTGGTGATTTTAATGCAAGTAATTGGATAGTAGAAAATAAAGATCCATGGGATCTATATGCTATCGATGTTGATTCGTATCAATTGATTGATATAAAACGTCGATGGATAAAATATAAAAAGAATGTAGAACAACACGAAAGATATCAAAGGTTGTATGGTCTTGATATGCGGAGATAATATAAATATGTTTATGAAGAAATTACACTTTGGCGATATACTCGTCACATTACCATTCGCATATGTAATAAGTCAATCTTTAATTGCTATGAATATATTTTGGTTCTTTGGTGCACTTTGGGTGTTTGACATGTATGCATACATGAGGAGAAAACAAAATGTCTGATGATTTTTTTGACTTTGGATTTACTGCTGTAGATGAAGATGAATTACAAGTAGTTCAAGATGCACAAAAAGCAGTAGGTGATACAGAAGTAGAAGCGAAATCTGCACAGGAAAAACTTGATAAACTTTATAATGCTGTCATACCACTATTGAATAATTTGAAGAAAAACCCAGAGAAAGAATATATTCTTTGGCCAGATAGACTCACTAAAGTTGAAGCATTCGAATCACACCTTCAAAAAATATATTCAAATTAATTTAAAAAAAATGAAAAAAAGGCTTTACTTATCTGCAAAAGTATGATACAATAGATGCAGGAGGTATTTTTAAAATGGTATGACGATATTCTAAAGGCATAAAAAGTGTGAGTAAGTTCTCCCTAATGAATTGAAAACTATGTCTAGCAAGGGTGATTAGGGGACTCTGATTAAAAGACCTGGATCAGAGTTAGGCAGTGAGACGACCACGTTAAAAGTCAGGCGATTTATTATTGTGAGGAGTATATAATGGCACAGACACAAAAACAACGGATGGCACTTATCCGTAAAGTTTCCAAAAAATTTAATAAAAAATTACAACGTAATCAACGTGTACGTCAAGAAGAAACTTCTTTCCTTGATAAGGTTGATAACGGTGATAACATCTACGCATATACCGATGCACCAAAATATGTTGATGAGTACTATGGTGATCGTGCTCGTGGTCAGGAGTCATACGAGAGGGATTGGGACTAATGGTTGATTATACTAAAATGTCTTCAGATCGTATGATTGCATGTCGTGTATTCTCTGGTGAGGTAATGCGTATTCGTACAAGGATTGCTGAAGGTAATCATGATGCAGAGTTTCTCAATCAAGTGATTAATTATCTCGAGATTCGTATCGATTCTATGAAAACAAAAGAACATTACAGGTAAAAAAGTTCTTTACTTTTATGTAAAAGTATGATACAATATTATATGAGGAGATTTTAAATGACTATGCATATGTTACCATCTTATTTTACCACGACTAGCACTCGTAAACGTAAATCAAAAAAGAAGAGTGAGTCGATCATTCAAGAGGAGATCAAGACTCAAAAACTTCTTGAGAGACTTGGTTATAATAAAAATCATAACTTTCGTCCTGATATGCCTAATTATCGCGTATCAAAGTCTAATGTTAAAACTTCCGATGGAGTTGGTAATGGTTTTAAAAATATGGAAAAGCAGTACACTGGCGACGAGTTAGCAGGTATTGGTACGTTACATAAATCTAATATGGTTCCAGTTCGTAAAGATAGTAATGATGCTAAAGAGATAGCACGGATGAGACGAGGATGAAAAATCCAGTCGCAAAATATTTGATGTGTGCATATGCATACTACGTTGAAGATGATCCACTTATATCAGACTCAGAGTTTGATGAACTAGCAAAATTTATCTTAGAAAACTATGATGCGATTGATCATCCTCATAAAGGTCGTTTGACTAAGTATGATCTCAAAGCAGGAACATTTCTAGGCAATTATCCACCGATGGTGATTGGTGCAGTGGCAAGTTATAGAAAAAATTTTAAAAAATGAAAAAAAAGCTTTACTTATCTGTAAAAATATGATACAATATATACAGACCATTATTAACGAGGAGAATTATTATGGGTTTGACAGCATTAAAAGGTAAAAAACTAACAAGGAAAAAGACTATCCGTGCGAAGTCTCGTGTTGGTATCGCAGGTGTTTCACTTGATAAAGGATTCAGAACATTCAAAGATGAGTTTCATGTAAACGTCGATCGTAAAGAGATCGCATCTAATATGAAGTCTTACATCAAGTCTAAAATGACTAAAGATGATCAACGCGATATCTTGGCAAATCCTGAATATAAATTTTATACATTCAGTCATTATGCTGCAACTGCATTTTGGTCGTTAAATAAATTAGAGTCTGAGGATCTCTTTGTTTATTATGAAGCAAAACTTTATGATTATCTCTTAAATCTAATTGAACTAGGAAGAGATATCCGCAAGGAAAAAACAGTAGAGGAGACAGTGAATGTAATTTCACTCTCACCGATGCAAAGACTACAAAACAAGATCAGTGATACTATCATGCAAGATATGCTTGATCTTGAAGATCAATGGATGAATGGAGAAAAGACCACCATCGATTTATACAAATTATTCCAAACACATGGATTGTCTGGTTCGGCAACATTGCCAGTCAGACAGGTGATTGCGGGATGGTTACTAGATTATGAAGATGCTTATTACAAGCGAGATGCTGATGCCGTCGAGGGTTATGCACATCTGAAAAAATCAGACCTCAATCACCGAATCAAGTCTTGTCAGGACATGCTCCTCGATCTTGACAAGATACAATCAGCAGCAAAGGCGAACAGAAAAGTTCGTAAACCTAAAATCAAGTCTGCTGATAAACAAGTGGCGAGAGTGCAATACAAGAAAGAGGACAATAACTTTAAGTTGGTCTCTATCAATCCGATCCTCCTCATCGGATCAAAGAGACTTTACACGTTTAATACGAAGTATAAAGTTCTCGTCGAGTATTGCACTCAGTCCGCAAACGGATTTGAAATATCTGGTAGCACTATCAAAAATCTTGATAAGGTAAACAGTCGTGAGATTAAATTGCGTAAACCAGATGAGTTCTTACCTATCGTTTTGAAAAAGACGATTAAACAGATTGATACCGAGTGGAGTAAACTCACCACTAAGACAATCAAAACTAATGGTCGTATCAATAAAGATACTATTCTACTCAGAGTCATGGATAAATAATATGATTGAAGATAACTTTCTAACTAAAGCAAAGTTCACTAAACTAATTGAGTCTACAGTTAGTGAACTTAAAATTCCATACATGGACGCAGTCCTACATCTCTGTGATAAAAATGATATCGAACCAGAGGATGTTAAAAAATTTATATCTCCAATAATAAGAGATAAAATAGAAGCAGAGGCAATGAATCTTAATTTTTTACCAAGGCAAAATTCAATTGATTCTGCACTTTTTGAGTAAATGTGTATATATAATATACATAACCGCTTTACAAAGTGGTCATATTATGATACAATTATACTTCAGTAAATATTTCAGTACATACAAAGGATACAAAAAAATATGTCATTCGAAAATTTAAAACGCAATCGCGATCAAATCTCCAAATTAGTTCAAGCAGCAGAGTCAGTCGGTGGATCTACAGAGACAAAGTCTTATGTAGACGAAAGACTTTGGAAACCAACAGTAGACAAAGCAGGTAATGGTTATGCAGTCTTACGATTCTTACCAGCAACTGAGGGAGCAGAACTCCCATGGGTCAGATACTGGGATCATGGATTCAAAGGTCCAACAGGTTTGTGGTATATCGAGAACTCACTTACTTCTATTGGTCAAAATGATCCAGTTGGTGAACTCAACTCAAAACTCTGGAACTCAGGGATCGACTCAGACAAAGAAAAAGCAAGGTCACAAAAAAGACGTCTACATTATGTGACTAATATTCTTGTTCTACAAGATCCATCCGCACCTCAAAATGAAGGTAAAGTATTTCTCTATAAGTTTGGTAAGAAAATATTTGACAAACTTATGGATTCAATGCAACCTGAGTTTGCCGATGAGTCACCAGTTAACCCATTTGATATGTGGGAAGGTGCTGACTTCAAATTAAAAATTAGAAATGTAGAGGGATATCGTAATTATGATAAATCCGAATTTGCTTCTCAGTCCAATCTTTATGATGGTGATGATTCTCGTCTGGAGTCTGTATATAATCAATTACACAATCTAAACGAGTTTACCGAACCAACTAATTATAAAACATATGATGAGTTGAAGACTAAACTGATGCGTGTGTTAGGTGAGGAAGCGACTGCTGGTGTTTATACAGTACGGCAGGAAGCACAGATCAACGAACCAGTATCAACTCCTGAACCACAAAAACTTGAACCAGTAACTGCTGATCAAATGGGTGACGAAGATGATACGATGTCTTACTTCTCTAAACTAGCAAACGAAGAAGATTAAACCGCATATGAGTAAGGCATCAATGCATCATTAACATCTAGATTATTGACCATTGGTGCTACCACAGGTTGTGAAGAATTACTCACATTATTGACCTGCTTTGATGATGTATCTTGCATCACCACTGCAGGTTGATTTTTTGAATCAACATTTTCTTGTAATGTCTCAGTGCTTATAGATTCTGAAACTGTTCCTGGACGATACTGACTCTGTTCCATTCTTTGTTTGTAACGGAAATCATTCAAAGGTTGTGCATTCGCGATAGGATCTAAATTTCCACCTCCACTACCTGAAGGTGCACTATCACTTTTACCATTAATCATATCATTGATAAAATCAGGAAACGCATCGACTTCTTTTCCTAAAAGATATTGTGCTAATCCTTTGAATAAAGCATCACCTAAGAAATATCCACCGACACCTCCGAGAAA